CGACGTGGTGATTCTGTGTGTGTCGGGTGGTTCGGTAGCAGATGCCACGACGTATACTGTATACGTCAGCAGTCTGGCGGCTGGCTCGGCAGTCATCACGCTGCGCAACCTGACCGCCACCTCGCAGTCTGAGGCAGTTGTAATCAACTTCGCAATCATCCACGCTGCGTAAAACGGAGGGGTGGTCATGACAACTGCCGGGGATCAGATCAACGCCGCGCTGCGGCTTTTGGGTGTACTGGCAGAAGGCGAGACTACTTCTCCCTCGGTGTCGCAGGACTCGCTTGCGGCCATGAATCAGATGATTGATTCGTGGAGTACCGAGCGCTTGATGATCTACAACACGATTGACCAGATGTTCACCTGGCCTTCGGGGTTTATTGAACGCACGCTTGGGCCTACGGGCGACTTTGTTGGCTTGCGGCCCGTGCTGCTAGACGACTCGACGTACTACCGAGATCCAGGCACCAACGTCAGTTTCGGCATCAAGTTCATCAACCAGCAGCAGTACAACGGCATTGCGGTCAAGACGGTAACCAGCACCTACCCGCAGGTTATTTTCGTCAACATGACGCACCCCGACATCACCATGACGGTGTACCCCCAGCCTACGCGGGACTTGGAGTGGCACTTTATCTCGGTGCAGGAACTGGCCCAGCCGGCAACACTGGCCACAGACATCTACATGCCGCCAGGCTACCTGCGGGCGTTCAAGTACAACTTGGCCTGCGAAATCGCGCCTGAGTTCGGTGTTGAGCCGTCACCCACTGTGTCGCGGCTTGCCATGACCAGCAAGCGCAACCTCAAGCGCATCAACAACCCCGACGACATCATGTCCATGCCGTACTCGCTGATTGCCACCCGCCAGCGGTTTAATATCTACACTTCGAATTATTAAATGGTGCAAGTGGAGTGATGCAATCGCTTAAGCTCCAAGTATCTTTGATGCGCTTGCTCGGGCGTGTCAAAGCCGCTTTCGCGGATGCGTTCGCCCTTTGTCATAATTTGCACTCTCCATTTACCCTGATGGGCGCTGACACCAAGAAAACCCACTTTGTTGGCTTTGGTTGGGCGCCGCATGTTTTGCAAATTACCAAAACGGGAAACCTCCCGAAGATTGCTGAACTTGTTGTTTTGCTTGTTTCCATCTTGATGGTCTATGTGAAACGATGGAAAAACGCCGGTCATGTACAGCCACGCAAGTCTGTGCGCCAGCCGTTTTTGGTTGTTGATGGCAATTGCCCAGTACCCCGTGTTGGTCGGACTACCGGCACGTTTACCGATAAGATCGGGGCGGCGATGATGTTTTTTCCAGACAAAAACGCCAGTCTCTGGGTTGTAGTCAAGAATGGATTGGATATGGTCAGCGGTAATCATGACTTTGAGTTTACCATGATTGCGGCCAAATGAAAAGCCCCATACTTGGATCAAGTTATGTTGCGCGTTCTGTGAACGCCGCTGACAACAGACTCGTCAACCTGTTCCCCGAGGTCTTGCAGGAAGGTAAAGATGCTGGCTGGTTGCAACGTGCGCCAGGCTTGCGTCTGCTTGCCACGATTGGTATCGGGCCGATCCGCGGCGTGTGGGCGTTTGCCGGCAGCGCCTCAGTAGCGTTTGTGGTGTCTGGCAACGAGTTGTACAAGATTGACACCTCCTACAACGCTACGTTGTTGGGTGCTGTGTCGGGCAGCGGCCCGGTCAGCATGGCCGACAATGGTGCAGTGCTTATTATTGCCGCAAACGGGCCGACATACACTTATCTGAATCTTCCCGGCAATCCCTTAGACGGTGACTTTCGTCAGATTACGGATGTAGGTTTTCCCGGCGCGGTGGCCGTAGGGTATCTGGACGGCTATTTTGTGTTTAACGCACCAAGTGGTCAGCGTATATATGTAATCCCAACGATTGACGAGGCAGGGTCAGGGTACATATACCCCTTAGTGTTTGACCCATTAGAATATGGCAGCGCGGAAGGGTCACCCGACGGCATTGTCAGTCTGATCGTTGACCACCGCGAGGTGTGGGTATACGGCACTCGTTCGGTTGAAGTTTGGTACAACGCCGGAACGTCGGATTTTCCTCTGCAGCGTATTCAAGGCGCGTTCAACGAGATCGGCTGCGAAGCAGCGTACACCGTTACCAAAATGGACAACGGGCTGTTCTGGTTGGGCGCTGACTCACGGGGTCGAGGCATCGTTTACCGCGCCAACGGCTACAACGGCCAGCGCATCAGCACGCATGCTGTTGAGTGGCACATCCAGTCGTACGGCAACATCTCCGACGCCGTTGCGTACACCTACCAACAAGACGGTCACTCGTTCTACGTCCTGACGTTCCCCAGCGCCAACAAGACCTGGGTCTATGATGTGGCAACGCAAGCCTGGCACGAGCGAGCAAGCGGCGACGATAACCAGTATCGGCACCGCAGCAACTGCCAGACGGCGTTCAACAGTGAAATCATTGTGGGTGATTTTGAAAACGGCAACATCTACGCCTTTGATTCAGATGTCTACGCTGACAACGGTGCAATTCAGAAGTGGCTGCGCTCATGGCGGGCGTTGCCGCCTGGGCAGAACACCCTCAAGCGTACCGCCCACCACACACTGCAACTGGACTGCGAATCAGGTGTGGGGCTGGACGGCACTGTGCAGGGCACAGACCCACAGGTGATGCTGCGCTGGTCGGACAACGGTGGCCACACATGGTCTAGCGAACATTGGGCTTCAATGGGTCAGATCGGGGACTATGGACAGCGCGTGTTCTGGCGGCGCCTCGGCATGACGCTCAAGCTGCGCGACCGGGTGTACGAGATTAGCGGCACCGATCCGGTCAAGATCGCTATCATGGGCGCTGAACTCATCATGTCGCCCACGGCATCGTAATGGCCACCTCCCCAAGCGCCACCCCGACACCAATCACCCCGCCCCGGGTGGCGGTGCTTGACCCTCGCACGGGCCTCATCAGCCGCGAGTGGTACATGTTCTTTCTAAGTTTGTTTCGCGTGGCCGAGGGGGCTGTTAACGCAGATACCAACGGGCCAACTACAGCCTCGCTGGTTGCCTCGCTGGACGCTGCGATTGATCGTGTTCAGCAGGAAACGCAAACTCTGCCGATGTCGGCGCTCGAGCAAGTGCAACCGCTGCTGGACGCGCTGGCGCTAGAACTGCAATCCCGATCATTGTCCGCTGCCGAACAGACCCGCCCGGCGCTGGACGACCTGGCTCAACAGATTGGCACGTTGCCGCGGGTTGACCAGGAGGTGTCTGGCCGGGTCATCTTGCCGTTTGCCATCACGGTGGGCGCGTCCCCGTACACTTTCCAGAACACAAACACCTACCCCGCCGATGTTGTTGTGAGCGGCGGCACCGTGTCTGCAGTCGCGTTTTCACGCGACAATGTGACCTTCTACGCCGTGGGCCAGATTAACGGGATGTTCGCGCTGTCGTCTTACGACTTTTTGCGAGTGACCTACACGTTGGCTCCAACAATGACCCTTGTGCCGAGGTAACAAATGGCTGTGATCGCAACTCCTCCGAAGCTGCAGTTCTTTGACACCAACGGTAACCCGTTGGTCGGCGGCAAGCTGTACTCATATGCAGCGGGCACAACCACGCCGCTTGCCACTTTCACGGATGCTGGCGGCGCCACACCCAACGCCAACCCGGTCATCCTTGACTCGCGTGGCGAGGCGTCGGTGTGGTTGGGCACGGCGCTGTACAAGTTCGCCCTGTACACCTCGACCGATGTGCTGGTGTGGACGGTCGACAACGTCGGTGGTTTTGCCACGCTGGCTCAACTGGCCGCTTCCGGCGGCTCGTCGCTGATCGGGTTCATTCAAACGGGCACCGGGGCTGCCACGCGCACGGTGCAGGCCAAGCTGCGCGACGCCGTTTCGGCTAAGGATTTCGGTGCGGTTGGCGACGGTGTGGTTGATGACACCGCCGCAATCCAAGCGGCGATCAACACAGGGAAAACGGTGTTTTTGCCAAAAGGCACTTACCGCATTTCCACGCTACAGTTTAACGCCAACGGCCAGGGCCTAGTCGGAGAAGGCCCGATTGCAACCATCTTACAATCAACGGTAACGTCCCTTGGCGGCGCGGTTATCAAGAGCAGCGACCAGACAACGACGCGCCTGTTTTGCTACCTGAAAGACTTGCTGGTCAACGCCGGGTCATTGCCGGTCGGCTATGCCGTGGATTGGAAGTCGATCCAGTTTGGCCGCATCGAGAACGTGTGGGTGTACGGTGGCGGCGCCGGCTGCACAGGAATCCGACTTGACGCGAATTGGGCGACCACGGAATGCACCTACAACAACGTCAGCGATTGCTACATTGGGAACATTGGGAAGGGGATCAGTTTTGGTGACGGAGCCAACACCAACACGCTGATCGGGAACCGCATTCAGCCGCTGGCTACGGGTTACGGATATTTCCTGGCAGGCACGGCGGCGGTTCGTGTCAGCAACAACACCATTCTTGGCGGCGGCGTCGAATACGCTGGTGCCGTGTCGCGTGGTGTCTATGCCGGGCTTGGTGTTGATGTCCTGACAATTACGGGTGTCAGGTTTGAATTTCTTGCGGTTGCCATCGAAACCACGGTTGATGCTGCAGGCGTGTATCTGTTCGGCAACTACTACGACAGCAACACCCTTGATTACGCGATCACATCCACAAAAACGATCCGCGTTGAAAAGCAGGGTGTGGAGTTACCCAACGCTGCGGCAACCAGCACAACGGCGCTTGATTACTACCAGCGCGGCACATTCACGCCAACAGTCAAGGGCGCGACCACCGCTGGAGTTGGCACCTACACGCTGCAATCTGGCTCGTACACCCGCATCGGCAATCGCGTGATGTTTGAGTGTCAGGTTGCGTGGACCGCGCACACCGGAACCGGGAGCTTGGTGCTTGACGGGTTGCCGTTCACCATCAAAAACCAGTTGCACAACTTTCCCTTTCAGATAGCGTCCGACAACCTTACGTTTGTGGGGCAGTTGTCCATGATCGCCTTCACGAACACGACAACGGCGGGCGTCTACTCAGTGACCACCGGGGCCGGAGCCTCTCCGGTCACGATGGACGTTGCGGCTACGCTGTACGTTTCCGGCTCGTTTGCAGTGTGACCATCTAGCCCATGAACCTCCCCATCATCCCCCAAGACAAAGCCAACCACGCCATCTACGGCGCGGCTATCTTCTCGGCTGCGCTGCTGGTCGCGCACCACTTCGTGCCGCTCTTTGAGATCTACGCCGCTGCTGCTGCGGTGGTGCTGGCCGCATTCGGCAAAGAGGCTGCTGACCGTCTGGCGAACTGGCGCGCCGCGCGTGCTGGCCTGCCGGCGCCCCACGGCGTTGAGATGATGGATGCCGTGGCCACCTGCGCAGGCGGCGCACTGGCGGCGCTGCCGCTGATCATTCTGGGGGTATAAAAATGTCAGTTACCGTCAAAGTCCTGATCCCGGCAAAGAACGCCGAGAACGCGCAGACCACGCAGTACACCGCCACGGGCGTGACCGCGATCATCGATAAGTTCACCGCAACGAACTACAGCGCGTCGGCTGCGACGATCAGCGTCAACCTGGTGACCGCGGCTGACACCGCTGGCAATCAGAACTTGATCGTCAAGACCAAAACGCTGCAGGCGTCTGAGACGTACACGTTTCCGGAGTTGGTCGGGCATGTGTTGGCGCCCAGCGGGTTCATCTCTACAATCGCCGGAACGGCCACGGCCATCAACATCCGCGCCTCGGGGCGAGAAGTAACGTGACCCAAGTACTGCAGCAAGCCTTTACGGAAATGC